GTGCGTGGCTCTACATTTGATAACGCGGCAAATCTAGCCGCGAGCGCACTTGCTGAACTTAAATTGCGTTACGAGAACACACGGCTTGGACGCCAAGAGTTATATGGCGAAATACTTGATGACGTTGAAGGCGCGTTATGGACACGCAAGATGATTGATGAGGCACGCGTTACAGAGGCACCGCCACTTGTGCGCATTGTTGTAGCAATTGACCCTGCCGTTACAAGCAACACAACATCGGACGAAACAGGCATTGTGGCGGCAGGCATTGACCATACTGGCAACTATTACGTGTTAGATGATAAAACGTTACGTTCAACGCCTGACGCGTGGGCGCGCACAGCCGTTAATCTGTATCACGAACTAAACGCGGACAAAATTATTGCCGAAACAAATAACGGCGGCGATATGGTTGTAATGGTTCTAAAGCAAATTGATGTATCTGTGCCAGTTAAAAAAGTAACCGCCACTAGAGGCAAACAATTGCGCGCCGAGCCAATTAGTGCGTTGTACGAGCAAGGCAGAGTTCATCACGTTGGTTATTTTGAGGACTTAGAGAATCAAATGTGCGAATGGACGCCATTGAGCAACGAATCGCCTGACAGATTAGACGCGCTGGTGTGGGCTTGCGGCGTTGGCTAAGTTCTGCCTTAAATGCAGTATGCCAGCCAATAAGAACGCAAGTATTTGCTCACGTTGTGGCGGTAAGTTAGGGGAATAATGGCAATTACATATGACACAACGATTGACCAAGGCGCCGATTGGTACATTAACTTTATTTATAATCAGCCAACTACTATCACGGACATTACGGCTAACGGCACAACTGTCACAGTAAGTGCGGTCAATGCTTTTGTAGAAGGTCAATTAGTTTCTATTTCAGGCGTTATTCCAAGCCAATACAATGTAACAAATGTGGAATTAACGCACACACAGGCAGATTCATTTCAATTTCTAAGCCCTGCAACTGGCACTTACATCTCAGGCGGAGTTGCATATGTGCCAGTAAATCTTCTTAACTATACGGCGGCGTTACAGTTGCGCTCGCTCCCAAATGACCCAACGGCGGCATTAACGCTGACAACGGCAAATAATGGCATTGCAATTACGGCATTAACTGGCGAAATAGCAATACACGCAACAGCGGCGCAAACACGTGCAATTGATGAGGGTTATTACTATTATGACCTTGAAATCACGGCTCCTGTTAGTGGCGTGGTTACAAGAGTGGCGCAGGGACAAATTCTAGTGAGTGCGGAGATAACAAGATGAGTGATGATTTAGTTGTTGTTCAGCCTGTTATTCCTGTTGTCACAGTAACGGCGCCCGGACCACAAGGCGCAAGCGGCGACCCTGCTTCCGTTTTTTACACTCACACACAAGCAGTAGCAAACTCCGTTTGGACAATCAATCACGGACTTGGCGGCGAGCCAACTGCGGTTGTTTTAGATTCGGCAGGAACACAATGTGAAGGCACATTTAGTTACCCAAGCAAAAACCAAATGGTGATAACCTTTACGAGTGCTTTTACAGGCACGGCGTATGTGATATAGGAGAAAACAATGAGCCGCAAATTTCTAGTCAGTATTGACCTAAACAAAAACGAATTACAAAATGCAGCGATTCAAAATCTTGCAACTGCGCCATCTTCACCAGTAGCAGGTCAGATTTATTTTGATACTGTTGATAACGAACTTTATTTTTATAATGGCACCAACTGGGAATCAACACAGGCTAACGCGCAAGTTACTTATGGCTTACTTGCAGGACGTCCAGCGGCAGGCGAAGCAGGTCGGCTTTACTATGCAACAGATAATTACTTGCTTTATTTTGATGATGGCTCTACTTGGACACAGATTGATAACTTTGGTTCAGTAACAGCGCAAACAACATATGGCGCAAGTTCAGGCAACGGCACATCTACAAACTTTGCACGCGCTGACCACACTCACGGAACTCCACCACTTACAAACACAACGCCACAAGGATTAGCAATTGGCGGAACTGGTGCTGTTGGAACTGGCTCTGCGCCAGCACGTGAGGACCACACTCACGAAATGCCAGACTTTGGCAACGTAAGCGCACAAACATCTTTTGGTTCTTCAAGTGGAAATGGTTCAAGTGCTGACGTTGCACGTGCCGACCATACACACGGCACACCAACTCACGATAACGCCGCACATAGCGCAATCAATCTTTCTGCGCTCGCTGTGCCAACTGCTAACGTGCCATTTGCAACTTACAAGATTACTGGACTTGGCAATCCAACAGATGACCAAGACGCCGCAACAAAGTATTATGTGGACCAAGCCGTACAAGGACTTACTTGGAAAGCCGCCGCAAATCTTCTTTCTGTTGTAAATGTGGCGCTAACTGGCTCTACAAATACTCTTAACATTGACACATACGGCAATCTTACAAGTGCTGATAGTGGCTATCGTATTGTTCTTACAAATCAAACAACAGATGCAGATAACGGCATTTATGTTTATAACGATAACGGCACTTCATACACACTTACACGCGCCGCAGATGGAACGCCATACACAGAACTTATTGGCGCCACAATTTATATCCAAGAAGGAACAACAAAGGCAGGCACTTCTTGGTCACAGCAGAATCACTATCTAACTGACTTCACAGGTCAAGATTGGGTACAGATTGCAGGCGTTGGCATTTACACCGCTGGCGATGGTATTGCAATTACAGATAACGTAATTTCGGCTGACGCTGGCACAGGCATTACTGTAAATGGCACAGGCATTAACATTGATACAACAGTTGTGGTTACTAAGTATGCCGCAAGTGTTGGCGATGGTTCTGCCACTTCATACACAGTTACACATAATCTTGGCACCAAAGATGTGCAAGTAACTGTCTATGACAACTCATCACCATATGCAGAAGTAATTTGCGACGTTCAGCACACAAGCACATCGGCGATTACTTTGCTATTCTCCGTTGCACCAACTTCTAACCAATACAGGGTAGTTGTTCAAGGCTAATTAAAGGAGAGAGAATATGGGTCTTATAGACCGTATTGCCGAAAGAGTAGCCGCCGAATTAGTTAAAGGTCCAAATCTGCCAGCAGGTGCAGTAACAATGACCGAAATGGATATGCGTAACGCCGCAAATCAAACTACTTACGGACAATCTGTTGCACTTCCACGTGACCCAATGGTGTCAGGCGTTCCATTTGCGCCTGGTATGCCAATCATTCCGGGTGCAATTAATCCGCCTCGCGCAGATAGCGGACGCCCTGACCCACGCCGTTATGAATTTCAAGTTGCACAAAACATCAACATTACGGCAACTAAACTTGTGCCGTTTGCAACGTTACGTGCCGCCGCTGACCAAATTGATATTTTGCGCCGTTGTATTGAAGTCTTAAAGGCAAAGATTTCGGGACTAGAGTGGGATATTGTTTTGGCAGAAGATTCAGCCGAAAAGATTATTACCGAAATTGGTGGCAATCACGTTCGCGCTATGTCAGTTGCACGTGAGCGATACACGGAAGAGATTAGCCGCCTTAGAGAATTTTGGGAACAGCCTGACCCATCTAACGGACTTTTGTTTGGCGATTGGTTGAATATTGCACTAGAAGAAATTTTGGTGTTAGACGCGTGGGCAGTTTGGCCTCAACCATCAGTAGGCGGCGATTTGCTTGGTTTGCAGATTCTTGATGGCTCAACTATTAAGCCGTTAATTGATGACCGAGGAATGCGACCACAGGCGCCTTATCCTGCTTTCCAGCAGATTCTTTTTGGATTCCCACGTAGTGAATTTGCCGCGCCTGACGGCAGCGAAAACGCCGATGGCGAATTTACGTCAGATGAACTTTCTTATTTAGTGCGCAATCGCCGTACTATGACAGTTTATGGTTATTCGCCAACAGAACGCGCACTTGCGCTCGCGGACATTTATTTGCGCCGTCAGCAATGGCTTCGCGCTGAATACACCGATGGTGTAACGCCTGAATTGCTTATGAAAACAGACGCCAACTTTGGCAATAACCCTGATTTGCTTCGCGCTTATGAAAACATTTTTAATGATGATTTGGCAGGACAAACTGAGCAACGTAAGCGCGTAAGACTTTTGCCAACTGGTATGGAGCCAGTTCAGTTTGAAGGCTATGGCGAACGTTTTAAAGATACGTTAGATGAGTATTTGGTTAATAGTATTTGCGGTCACTTTGGCGTAATGCCTTCCGAAATCGGTTTTAACCCTAAAGGCGGTTTGGGTGGCGGCGGTTTCCAACTTGGTCAGGCTGAATCGTCAGAAGTTATCGGCGCAATTCCATTGGCTAACTGGGTCGGACGTATGTTGAGCCACTTGTCTTATACATACTTGGGTATGCCACGCGAACTTGAATTCAAGTTTATGGAATCAGGACGCCAAGATTTGGAAGCAATTGCACGCACACGCGACATTGAAATTAAATCAGGCAATCTAACGCTAAATGAATCAAGAAGCCGCGCTGGTATGCCGCTTATTGAATCACCCGAAGCCGATATGCCAATCATTGTGGCAGGAACTGGCGCCTACTTTGTAACAGAAGCAGGCATTAAGCCGTTCCCTGACGCAACAAGCGGTCTTGAAGCGCCATCAGAGGACCCACTAGCAATTGAATCAGGCGGCGATGTAGGTGGCGGTTCAGAGGCGGCTGTGCCTAATGTAGAAGATAAGCCCGAAGAAGAAGATGAAGGCATTAAAGCGCAAGAAGAACTAAAAA